CTTAAACCAAAGGTCTGTTCTACTACTGCTAATCGTTGTGATAAGTCGTTATCATTATCTGGCATTTTGATTTCTCCTTTCTAATTAAATTAATACTCCCATTTAATTTTATAATCAAGAACTTTCGAAAACTTTTTTACATGACTTCGGAACAACTCTGACCGTAGGGGGTGTACCTCTTTATACTATACTATAGGCACGACCTCCATCGCCACAATGGGCGATGGAGGTAAACTGACTAGGCAATTTATCGGTACTAGGCAGTTATTCTGAAATCAGCAACTTCTTCAATCGTTGCTTTTTTATTCTTGCGAACTGTTGCCTCTTCAATAGGCAACGCTTGTATTTGTTTATATTGCGTTGGCACTTTACATTTATGGTATTCCAACTCGCCAAGTTTTTCCTTAACGAGATTCGTATCAACCTTAACGCTAAGTTTTTGCGTAACATGAATAGAGTAATCCTTTCCATGTAATAGGTTTGCATTTTCACTAACTCCCATGTCAATGATAAGATTGCGATTTACTTTTATGAAGTCGTCTAATACTTTCTTCATAGTTAAGGCACGACCATAGGCATCTATAATCGCTTGTTTATTCTTCTTGCTAACACTAGCAGAACTTTGGTGTGCTTTCTCTAGCACTTCTAATATATTAACAGCTTTCGACATTGTTTTATCCTTTCGTCTTTCTGGTTAATTATCCCTTTATATCCCATTTCATTTTACTTGTCAAATCTTTTTTTCACACGACTTCCGTGGAACTCTGTGCGGGGACTCCTGTATACTATACTAATATACCCCAGCTTCGGCATCGGCGATGGAATGGAGATGGAGACTAGAAGTACACCAGTGTCCAATCTATCTTCTGCCAGAGTCCTGTCAGCCACATGACTACACCCGCCGTCACCAGCACGGTGTGCTGCGGGAACAATGCAACCAGTATACACCAGGCAAAGAATGCAGCGGCAATGTAATGGAGAATCACGCTGATGCCTCAATCATCTCTTGCATCCTCTGCCATTCAGGTCCCACGGTAAGCCCAGACCACTCTGGCCTCTCCTGAGTCAGGTCTATCTTAGCACCGTCCATCCAGTCCATGAACCAGTATTCCAAGCGATGTATCTCCTTATGTTCGTTTACATATGCACGCAGCTCGTCGCTGGGCCCGCCCCAGGAGAACTGCCAACGCCAGTATCCCTCCAACTGGTCGGTGAATGTATGCGGTTCTACATAGTCGAATCCGAGCCCTTCAAACTCAGGGTCTTGCAAATCTTCTCGCCTCTGTTGCCATTGTTTATTGATGCGCTCTGCGCAAGTCTTCTCATAATCCTTTTGTAATGCTTCAGTCATCGTTTCTTCCTTTCTAATGGGGCTGACACTTTGGCGTATACTTCTAAACACAGTACCGAGTAATCAGCCCTGATAACTATATAGTCCCATCTTATTAGATAGTCAAGAGGTAATGAAGATAATTTTTCACACGGCATGTTCGTCAGGAGCTGGTGTCGCCTTCCCCTATCCTTACTACTATAGTAGAGCCAAGTTCAGCTTCGCCAATGGAGATGGAGAACGCTACGGCTGTACCCGCAGCTGCAGCTGCCGTCCTGGATCCTAAACTATTACTGGTTTCTTTGCTTCCACAATGGAGAATGGAGAATGCAGAAGGTAGTCCACGACCGTCTCCCACGCTGCCTGGTCCGCGGGGAGCGGAACCACTAAACGTGGCTCACTGGCGATGGAGAACGGCAATGGAGAATGGAGAAGAAAAGACGGAAAGATGTAGAGTAACCTCTGTTTGAGGGTCTGGAGCATAATAAACGCTCTGCCACCATGCAAAGTATGGCGAAAATGCCACGAGTGTTGGAAGGGACTTAATCTGATATGGTTACTCTGAGTTACTTTAAGTTCGACCCAAACGTCAATGCCATCTGAGATCCCGTGCAGGTCAGGTATGCCTGAACCAGCCCATGATTCTATTCTAGTCCAATGGATATTTTTCTCTGTATTCTTCTTTACAAGCTTCCAAAGTTTAGACTCTGGTTTCAAGGTAGCAACCACATGATAAGAAAAGCAACGATACCCCAGAACAACATCTTCTGTCCGAAGTAAAATAATATTACACTAGGCAACTCCCACCAGGAAGGTGTTATGTAATCAATGCTTGGCTTATCTGTCGGAACCTGCAAACTTTTATACAATGTAAACTTGTGATCTTTCATGGCTGTAACTTCATCAACTCTTGTAACTTGTTAAACCATAACAAACGAAACTCAAAGTTATCTGCTCTTATCATAGCTTGTTGTAACCAACCGACACGACTCCAAAACAATTGCTCTGACATAGGTAATGGTGTGTACTCCGTTAGTGGATACACACCATCAAAGATATAAGTATAATCATAATTCTTACCCATGATTACTATTATCCTTTACATTAATTATTAACTCAATATCTCTTGTAGCCCACTCACCGTTAACTGTTTCATGCCACTGCTCTAGTAAAGGCACTAATTTTTTTAAATCAATACCGTCAGTACCATCAAGACTGGCTAACAACTGATTCTTTTTACTCTTACCATCAGTCCACTTTGTACCAATGTTGTTCACTACGTATTTATCTATATGCATAACTTTCTCCTTTTTGTATTATATAATCCCAACTAATTAGATAGTCAAGACTTATTTTCTAATTCTTTAATTTCTTCAAACGAAGTTTCTATGCTGTGATCTTCCTTCAATTTTTGTATTGCTTTTTCTACCTCTTCTCTTTCCATAGAATCAATAGTCCCAGTTCTAATTTCTTTCCTGTCAACATACAAACCAACTATCGATCCACGACGATACTCAGCAGCAACGCTTGCTGCGTAAGATTTATCAGCTGCAGCCATATCTCTTATTCTCCGTAATGCAGCCAAAGACCTTTGTTCATTACATTTATTTGCCTCATCCATGGCATCTCTTTCTTTTTGCAATGCTTCAGACACAAGAGGATATCTACCACCCAGCATTTCAGCGGCTCTGACTTTTGCAGAACCAGGTGCATACCCAGCTTCTATCGCACACTGACGTCCAGTCTTAATCCCTTCACCGTGAACATAAAGAATCACAAATCTTCTCTGCAATGGAGTAATGCCTTTACTGTAAACAAAGTCTGACGATGCCAATGGCATCTTGTCTGGTTCAATCACTGCTATAGATGTTTCTTGCATAGTATTTATAATTTAGTCATTATGCTGAAAAAAGCGCGTTTTTCTAGTAAAAAATGAATATAAGGTTACTTCTGGTTACTTCTATAAAAATGTAAAAGTAACCTAAAAAGGTAAGTATTCTGCTAGAAGTTACATGGTTACCTAGGTTACCTGTATTCTGGATAAAAAATAATTTTAATTTATTAAGCTAAAAACATCTATAGAGATGCGTAATTAACCAAAAAACTTTGGATCGTCTCTGACTAATCTAAGTGCTTTATCCAAAGCTTCTCTACCATCAATCATGATCTTCTCCCATTCTTCAGGGGTATAGGTTCTGTCGTGTTTGGGGTCAAAGAATTTGAAGTGGTAATTACTACAGTTACCGCACTTATAAATTTTTCTTATTGGGCTCTTTGGTAGTTCTATGTACATAGCGTTTAATCCTTTGTAAGGGAAAAAGCACCACATTCTCGGGTAATTGCTTCTTAAAATATATTGAATCCATGACTTTCATACATTCAATTTTCTCATACTGGTTGGTCCGTGATGCAAGCATCGCGTCTAGTAAGTCTCGTTGTTTTAAGATCTCTTGATGATCCATGTTACTCCTCTCTCCTAGTTTTGCCCCCACCCGCCGTAGTTGCGGTGCAGGGGCGCTCTTGGAAGGAAATATGAAAAAATCATATTACCTCCAAAATAGAGAAAGAAAGTGGGTTACGCAACTAAAAAGGTGGTATGTTACCTTTTTTTACGTTGTAGATAGGTCTACTTTCTATAAATTTTGTAGTTTTTAAAGCTTTCGTCTCCTTCGACGTCAAGCGGCGGACCGTAGTAGATGGTAGGTAAACCTGCGCCGTCGTCCCAAGACTGTTGAAAGTATTCATCTTCCTTAACTTCGCCAGACGAGTTACATATTTTACATTGTTCAATAACTGTCTCGCATTCAAATCTGAGCTTAACATATCCGTTTCCTTTACAATTATGGCAAGTAACCATATCGCCCCCAAAGTATCTTACGAAGCCGCTCCCACCTCATGCGATTAGCGACTTCATGTATGTTCCGTGGGTCACGTTTAGCATACTTTGACACTTTAAGATACGCATCCACTAATTTTTTTCTACAATCACTTTTCATCTATTTTTCTTCTCTTTGCTTCTTGTTTTACTAAATGTGTTATCTGCATACCTGCTGATCTATCATCCAATGCAGCAAGTTTCTTCAATAATACGTAGGTGTCAATTGCCACTGCCACCGACTTGAACTTCTTGATATCCATCTTCATCCTCTGGTTTATCACTATACTTGTGATCTAAAAGCTCAACATCACCAAGGTCAATCGTCGGTTGACGTGATGAGTGGGCCGTGGGCGGTGTAAAACGTCTGCCACAATTTTTAGCAAGATTCATCCATGTTTCAGCATATTCTTTATAATGTTCTGCCATAGGTTCATCACCCATTGATTTAGAATCACTAGCACGCATAATATTAATCTTGGCTCTAGCTAATCTATTACCAAGCTTGAAGCCTTCTTTAAATACAGCTTCGTAATCTTCTTTTAATACAGTCATTACTTTCTCCTTCTTAAGTGAGTAGGGGGACTCTTTGACTACCCCCAACCTTTTCCCGACAAATCAACCTATAAAAGTTAACGAGTACTTCAGTACCACCCTTGGACCCTTCAGGCATTTGCCCATAGCTTTCCTCAAGTGTGCCTTACTACCTTGTTACAGTTGTTCAGCCATACTCTG